TCGGTCCCGCCGCAGCACGGGCAGGTCGGAGTCTCGTTGTTCAGGTACACGGCGACGGACGGGTGGCCCACGTACCATGCACGGGTCTTGAGGTACAGTTCCTCCAGCGAGATCACATCCTGCTTGTTGTACTTGCGCATTTCAGCCCAGGCTTTGCGATTGCCGAGCAAGCATTCCTTCCACAGCGTGAAGCCGGGGAACTGCGCATGGGCCATCTTCTTCTCTTCGGTCAGCTTCTCCGTGAGGAAGGCCAGCTTCGCGCTAGTGAACGCTGCCACTGCGCGAATCTCCAACAGCGTGTCGATGACCTGCACGGGGCTGGGCGGCAGGAAGCCGTGGAAGATGAAGCGCGCATAGATTTTGCGCATGTCAAACTTCTTGCCGTTGTGCGCGACAATGAAGTCGGCGTCGTTGATCTCGTGCCACAGCTTCTCACACAGGTCTCGGTCGTCGCTGTACTTGCCGACGCCATTGGCCTCGACCGACTCGTAGCGAACGCCCGACTTACCCACCGTCTTCGCCGCGTAGGACAGGATGGATTGGTCATTGACGATCTGTTCCAGTCCGAGGCTCTGCTTGAACAGGCCCCACACTTGCCCGGTAACGGGTGCGGTCTCGATGTCGAGGACGACGATCTTCGGTTTGCGATTGGTCATATGGTTCCTTTGAGTTCGGCGCGCTTCTCTCGCGCCTTCTTGTTGCGGGCTTCTCGCTTCTCGTCCTCGGTTTTGTGAAGAGGGTGAATGAGTCCTGTGGTATTGGTTGCGTGTGCTGCGAGGTACCGGCCTAAGCCTGACCCGAACGCCGGAATCGACTTGACTCCGAAACGTGCTGCGTTGTTTTCGATCTTGCCAAGCATCGCATTGCAGCCATTATGCAGCACGCCACGTACAGCACCAGTCGAGTGGTCGTGGTCGAGCCTTGCGTTCTGTGGCGTACAAGGGAGTTGACACAGGGCGCACCTACCATTCTGCGCCAATAATAGCTGAAGCCGAATAGACTTCACTTCCGATGCTTTGAGCTTCCGCATGGATGCGTTCCTTTACTCGTTGTTCAAGTCGTCGTACACTACCCAGGCGCATGGCTTCCGCGATCTTTCGGTCATGGATGGTGCAAAGGAAGTCTCCGATGTCGGCTGCATAAGTCCGGCGTAGCCATAGCAGTCCAGCCTGTTCAGCAAATCGATCACCCCATGAGTTTCCATAGGTGGCATGATATGCTTCCATGACTTTCCGCTGCGCCTGCGGCTCATCAAGCCCTGCAAGTAGATTGCGGGCGGTGACGGGGCCACACTGCGTAGCTTTTCCATCAAGCCATACATGCTCAAGACCTGGGATGTTGTCGGCGCTGTCTCCGTGGAGCATCTGGAGCCAGAACCACTTGCGGCCATAGCACTTAGCATCACCGTCTTCATCCGGCTCACCGTAGATTTCCCAATCGGCGGGCCGAACCACGACCATTGTGTACAGCTTCCAGTCGATGTGAATACCGGGTAGCATACGCATGTCTTTATCAGCGGTGTACACGCAAGACGTAGCTGGTGCGTTATGGCACGCCTCTGCGATGCTGTCATCCGCTTCCCGATGACTGGAAAGGAGAGCTTCGGGCCGCCCTTCCAAGTAATCACGAAGGAAGTACCAGTTCGCTGGCTTGTCCTTACCGGACCTGTGACCTTGATACGGTTTGATGGTTGAGATTTCACGGCGGTATCCCTTGTGGGTATCACCCGCCGACAGGTGGATGATCAGTTTCTCTGCGCCGCTCACGGTCATGGCCGTGTGCAGCCGGTTGTTCACTTGCTGCCGGGCGAAGCCAGGGTCTTCCACGCTACCGCACGCATAGGCGAAGTAGTCGCCGTCAGCGTGGAGTACCCTGCCAGCCACCCGATCCGGCACAACAGGGATCGGGTCGGCCTTCGCTGCCGCAGCAATGGCGGCATGCGGGATCACTTAGGCGATGCCTTCCAGCGGGTCGGCACCGGCCTCGGCGCTGGCACTCGATTGCGCCTGGGAGGTGGTGGCATCAGCCGCAGCGCGGTGATCTTCCACGTCACCCACGTCCAGCTCCTGGCCATTGGCTTGCAGCAGATTGTAGATCGGGGAGCCGATGAAGTTGGTGGCCTGCTTGATGCGCTCCTGGATCACGTTCTTGCTGCGCTTCGGACGGACCACCTCGCCGGTCTTCTCGTCCTTCACTTCGTCGTACTCGCCAGGGATGTACAGGGAGTTCCACTGTTCCATGTCGGCGTAGTCCCACAGGAAGCACAGGATCGGGGAGATCGCGTCCTTGACCTTGGCCGGTTCCTTGGTGATGTTGCCCTCGTCGTCCGTGACTTCACGAACCGCAGGCTCGATCAGGTATTCCTTGCCACGATTGATGTTGGCGTACACGACTTCCTTGCCGTTGACTTCCTTCTTGTTGTGGATGATCTCCACCTTGAAGGCACGGCCCAGCGCCTGGGCAACGTGGGTGATGGACTTGTCGTGGTTCAGCTTGCCGACCAGTTGAATCCAGCCACCGTTCGCACCCTGCGTCTTGTTGGCGTTGATGGTCAGGGTCTGCGGACGGACCTTCTTGACACCATCTTCCTCGTACTCGAAGCCGGGGTACTTGTCGCTCGGCGGAATCTCGAAGACGAGGCGCACGTTGTCCTTGACCTTGGGCTTGCCCTGGTACTCGTAGGTGCTCTTGCCCAGCTCCAGATACTGCACGAAGCGGACGAAGACCTTGCCCTCGGCGGGCGGCTTGTAGCCCTCGCCGGAGGCACCGACCTTGGTGTGGTCTTCTTCTTGGGCGGCTTGCGCGATGGCTGCTGCGATGGCGGCGTTGAGTTGAACGGTCATGTTATTCCTTTACAAAAGAGGGTTGGTAATTGTTCATGTAACGTGCGCGGAGTTCCACGCGGTAGCGGGCAGCAAGCTCAGACCAACCGGGAAGGTTGATCTCGTCGGACTCGCCCATGCTTGGGCCTTGCTCGGTGACGGACGGCACGGGGACTGGAACATTCCAGCCGAAGTACCATTCCATGAAGTCGCTCGCTCCTTCCATGCAGGCATGGAGCAGCGCGCTAGCTTCAAAGGTGACGCTCTTGTCGTTGTCCCCGTACAGCGCATCGTGGACTTGGTTGACGAGCAGCGCCTTGTGGTCGAAGTTACGGCGGCGGTAATACTCGCGGACGGCCAGCCACATCGCAGCTTTGGCCCACTCACCACCACCACCCTGCACCCCGTAGTTACGGATTTCAGTTGGGCTGAAACCCTGGGTCTTGCCGAAGCGCTTGAGAATAAACTCGGGCGTCGGAGATTCCTGATACCCGTACACCTTACCGTCCGGCTCGGTGAACAGAGCACGGCCAAGCTGGCATGTGATCTGCGGGTTGTCCGGGTGGCGCAGGAACTTGCTCGTTGGGTAGCGGGCAGCTTCGATCTGCTCAGTCTTGCGCAGGTAGTAGGCGTCGATCTCCGGGTACCGCTCGGACTCTGCCTGGATCAGCGCCTTGACATCTTCCAACGGGATGCCAGTAGAGGTGCTGATCTTGTCTGCGCCTGCGCCGTATGCACGCTGGAACGAGAACACCTTTGCATCGGTGCGCTTCTCGGGCCAGCCCTCCACGGGCTTGACTTCCTTAGTACCCTTGCATCGAAGTAGCGCTTCCTCGTAGGTGATCTTCTCCTTGGCTGCAACTCGGACGCAGTGCATGTCCAGACCAGCTTGCAAGTCGAGGATCAACTGCTTGCATCCTGTGAGGATAGCCTGCACGTACACTTCCAGAGAGGTGAAGTCGGACTGCACGATCACGCCATCGGGGAACCGACTGACGAAGATCGTCTTCACCTGGGAGTCCGTCTCCTTTCCCCCACCACGAGGCAGGTTCTGCAAGTTCGGATCGCTGGAGCTGAAGCGGCCCGTCACGGTCTTGACGTGGTTGATGCTGTGATGGATGATACCATCCTGCACCAGCGTCAGCATACCCTTGCGCTGGCCCTTCTCATCCTCGGCCCAATAGTAGGTGGTCATGTCCTTCGACCACTTGGCTACCTGCACCAGCGTGTCAAGGAACGGGATGCCGCGACCGCCCAACTCTTCGATGACCTCGGCGGCTACCGAGTACAGGCCCGGCGTGCTGCTGGCCCATTGCTTCTTCGGCGCTGTCATCTGCGGGAAGATGTACACGCGCTCAAAGATTTTCATCTTGGGCCGGTCGGTGTCGGGGACCGTGACCTGCTTGGTCTTGGGTTCACCGGCGTTCTTGCCGGACTTGTTGAACAGCAGCTCGGGTGCGTCCGGGTCGGGGGTCGCACTGTTCACCATCGCCATGTACTTCTCGACGGGGATCGTGTCCTCGCCATTGGCCAGGACGTAGTGCGTCTCCTTCTTCTGTGGGTACGTGCGGTTGCCCTGCTCGTCAAGGATGTAGTCCTTGACCTCGTACTTCACCTGACCGCC